ATGTGTTAAGCCTAGCTCCTATAGCAAGCGCACACACGCAAGCGGTGTTTGCTGATTGTTGTATCGGCAAGACTAACGCCTTTGGCCCTGAGTGCGTTCGATAATGTTTTGTGCTTCCAGCGGTCAGTATCAGCTAGCGCTGCCTGCAAAATTTGAACATCAGCTTCTTCTAGCTCATTCATAACATCGTTTACTTTGCAAAAGACCGCTTTGTTCTTTGGGGGTTCTAGTCCTTCTAGCATCAGTGTCCTATCGTTATATCGTTCTCATCTGCTATGAGGCATTGCACAATCTCAATCAAGTCAACATCGTTGTTCAGTCCGTCTGTGGCTCGGTTTGCTATGTAGCGGGCAAGCGGGCGGCGAATAGCTTCCATGTCGCTTGACCAAACAAGGTCATCGTGTAGAAGGGCTGCTGCTTGCTTGAAGTCAGCATAGAGCCTTTGGTTATTTCTCTTCTTCACCAAACTCCTCCTCCAAAATCCTCTTTGTTGCTACAGCGACAGCTCTTACTACTCTGTCGTTGTTGCTGAACTCTTGGGGCAGGTCTTGCAAGATTTTTAGTATGCGATAGCGCTCTGACCGAATCCCGGTTTCGACTGAAACTTGTCCTAGGCGGTGTATGACATCCTGAAATTCACCCATCTTCTTTCACCTCATCTGCTACATGTGTAATTGGCTCAAGCGGGACATTGATACCAAGGTCGCGCTCGTGCTTTAAGTGGTTGTGTAGGCCGCGGATTCTGTTCAACCGAAATCCTGACCAGCGGCGGTCATCTGTCTCAACTATTGGGGCTGAGATAAGACCCATCTCTTTGAAGCGTTCTAGGGCTTTAGGAGAGCGGTTTAGCTGGCGCAGCGTGTACTTGATGCCAAGCTTGTCAAACTCGCGCTTAGTCTGATTGCATTGCACGCAGTTCGGCAGCTCCCAGACAGTTATTTGCATCATCGTACTTGCGCTCCTGTGCCGTCTTGAATTATTTCTTTTGCACCCTGTAAAGCAGTCAGCGCCTTGTCGTAACCGATTTGCTGTGCTTTTGTAAGGTCTTTGTTCTTCAGATTCATCTGAAACGAGATGTTGCGAGTTGCAAATTCAGCGCCATGCTGTACTCCCATACGAAAAGCATCATCCATTTCTGCACAGAAGAGTCTGTCTGCTATGGCGTATTTCAAATCACTCCACATTGTTTTCCTTTCCTAACAATTTGAGGATAGGCAAGGAATGTGGCTATGTCAAGCGTTGTTATCGTTTCGTTATCATTACAGATGCGCCTAGCTCTTCGTCCTTGGCGTAGCGCTTCTCGGCTATCAACCGAACTACTTGGCTGTCATCTCCCCAGATAACTTCTGACTGACCTATCCCGTCTAACAATCCTCTGCACAACTTGTCTAAGTCTGGCGGGACTGTGGGGTGTGGGCGTTTTTTCTCAGGCACGCTCTTGGGCCTTGGCAGATAGAAGACAACCGAAACCTCTACTGCATCTGTAAAGAACACATCAGGTGCTTCTTCTCTGGCTCTGGCGCACTCTGCTGCAATGTCTCTGCGCCATCTTTTTAGTTTTTCTCCGGCTGCTTCGATGAGCCTATTGCCGCGAACTATTCTCTTACTGCCCTGTGGGGCTGGGTCACCAAAGACCCTAAGACTCATCTGCATACCACAACATTACAACAGCTGCGGTGTGTAGGGCTGCCATCAGTAGCCCAAGAACCCCCGTTATAGGTTCGGCTTGGATAGCCAACAGGGTAAGAATGACCGCTGTTGACAGCCCTACTGTTGCACCTCTTCTCAAAAAGGCGCATCCACTGGGTCGAGAATGTCCCTAACTATCTTCACTGGGTCACCCACAGTCTCGATAGTCTCGGCCCAGACCTTCATCTTTACGCCAGTCTCTCCGTCACGCTTTGTGTACAGATTGAACTTCATGCGCCCGCTCACCGCTAGTCGCGTTGACTTCGGCATCTCGTAGATGTCTCTGTAAGCCTCTTTGTCTGAGATGTCAACAACAACATCAATGTAGTCAGTTGAGGTTGTCTCCCATTCACCTGCATCGTTCTTCTTGCGGTTGGTGTGGGCTATCTCAACAACTGTTCCCCAGTCGAAGTGCTTCACCTCTTGCAAGAATCCTGTGAACTGTACTGTAATTGCCATGTAGGTTTCCTATTCGTTTGGTTCTATGTGTGATTGTTCCACACAGTCTGCATTTCCGCAAACTCTTTTTCCGGGAAGAAAAACTTTGCCCTCTTCGTCAAGTGGTGTAACCATGTCGGCTGCAAACGAGCCATGCCATGGTAAGCACTTGCTGTCTTCCCATTGAATTGTGTTGGCCCTGCGAGCGCGGCAACTGAGGCAGAGCGGTCTTGGCTTCTGCCTTTTGGATTTCTTGACCACCCACGAATAACCGCATCGTGAGCAGATTGCACGCTCATCCACAGTCCCAGTTTAGCCTTACGCAAAAATTTCCTTCTTAGCAAAGTCAAGCAGCGTGTCCAATCCGCGTATCTCCTTGTACTTGTACAGCCTGTGGCAGCAAGGGTCGCAGGTCAGTAATCGCTTGTTATGAGCCTTACAATAAGGCTGAGGTACGACATCTACCCGAGGTTGTTCTTGCTGTGGCTTCTCCTTGTCAAGCTTGAAAGCAGCCTCTCTTGCCCAGCTCACAAGGTGTTTTGGTTCGAGATACCGAATCCTGTCATCCCTGCGAGCTAGCCTGTGTGCCATCTGTGCTACATCAAAAGGCATTGTCCCAAGGACTGCGTTCCAAGCAGCTACTACCTCAGGTGTGACTTCGCGGTTGTCAAGAACTGCTATCTCCTCGAGCAATGTCCTTGTGTCTGCCATGTTCATAGTTTCCCCAATCCGATTTTCTTGATTATGTCTGACATTTTTACCAAACGCCCGATAGATGCCATCGTAGAGTCATTCCACACTGGCTGTCTAGTTTCAGGCGCATTTGTTTCTCTAATTAGTTCCTTAAGGTCTTCTGTGCGAATCATTACAAAGCCTTTACCGTTGTTGCTAGCGAAGCACCAGTAGTCGGCTTTTGAGATGTTGATTCCGCTTTGGTACTTCTGCTTATCCGAACCTCGGTATTGCCAAGTCTCGATGTACACATTCCCGGTTTCCCATGTGCGGCTATCGGTCTTGGTTTCGATGGTCGTACCCTCAAGGGCTTTTAGGAAAGTGTTGACAAGATTTTCTCCTACCTGCCCCCTCCTAAAATCGTGGTCGAAGTCAGGCTGGTATTTACTGGTCAAGGTTCTTTAGCCAATCGTCTAACCGCTTCTTCTGCTCCTCCTTGTTGTGAGACTTCTTCAGCGCAGGCAAAGGCGGGTTTTCCCAAGCATCTGCATTTAGCCAAGTAGCAGGGTGTTTGATAAACCGAGCCTCAGGCAAGTTAGGGTCAGTGGCGTACCGAATCGTGCCTGCAAGAATCTCTTCAAATTCAGCTCGATTTAGTGCAGACCTGAAAGCTCGAAGCGCTGCTCGTTTGTCAGATTTTCTTGGGTATTCTTTCCAAAATTCATCAAATAACTCACGATAGTTACTTAAGGGTTCTTCATTAAGGGTTCTATTAAGGGATTGCACGCCAACAGTTGTCACCCCTTGGCCTGTATTTGTCACCCCTAAATCTGTATTTGTCACCCCTTGAGCTGTATTTGTCACCCCTAAAGTCACCCAATAGAGGTTCGACTTGTACCGACCTTGAGAGGGTGCATTTTGGTATTCGACACGCAGCTCACCAAGCTCTTGTAGATACTCAATGTCACGCTGGACTGACCGAGTTGAGGCATTGACCATCTTTGCCAAAGTCTCAAGCGCAGGCCATGCGCCAATCTCTCCTTGATGGTCTGCAATCGCCAACAAAACCAGCCTCGCTCGCCCCACTGCCTGCGAGTGTTTCCAGACCTGATTCATTACCTCAATACTCAAAACATCCCCTGTTCCGGCGCTTCTATGACTTCCTTTGTCCCATCATCCTTCAGGGCATACCAATTGCCATCGCACTCATTGTAAACAGGCTCCGAGAAATCTTGCCAGCTACTTAGCTTGTGACCGAACTTACGAGCATCCTCGGCAATCACTTCGCTTGCTTCCATCTTGAAGTTGTAGTACTCGCACACGCGAATTAGGTTCGTGTAATGGTCAAGCATCTTGCTTCCGCCCATGCCGCGGTTTTTCCTGTGGTGCAACACCAAATCCACATCATCTCCGCAGTGCAAACAATAGGGGTCGCGCTCTTTAAGGATGCGCCTCATCTTGTCTGTAATCATCTTCCTTCTACTCCCATAAGTTTGACTTGTGTGCCTAAAGCCATCAGAGCCGTTTCTATGCCCTTGATTTTCGTCTTGATACGATTGAGTTCAGCCCTGCGTAAATCTCGCTGTAGGCGGGCATCTGCGGCTTCTAAGCGGCTAAGGGCGTTTCTGTCCGCGACAGTTCCCTGAGCTTTTATGAAAGCCTTCTGCTCAACTGTGTCTAGCTCGTACTCCGCTTCAGCTAAAGCACGCTCGGCTTCAAAAAGGGCGTTAGTTCCCTTCTGATTCTCCTGTATCAGCTCTGCTATCTGCGTTTGTAGGTCGTGTATTAGCAACTTGAGTCATTCTTTCTATCAAAACTGCTTTCCAAAAGTCAGCTTCGTTTCGCTGTTTTCTTTGCATTGCTTGCAGGTACGCTTCCTTCACTTCCTCCAAGCTCGCCACTAGAACTGGATTTATCATTTGCCAGCTCCTTTATTTGGCTGAGGATGTCTTCTGACACCCTTGCTGCGTTAGCCTCTGCCCAGAGCAGTCTGAGGCCTTCGATGTCTGTAATCTTAGTTGCTTCTGCCAACCAGTCTCGGCTCACGCGTTCGACCTTCAACATCTCCTCATAAGAGGCTCTCTTCTTTCGAGAGCCAGTCAGACCTAGGTTGGCAAGGCTGCGCCCAATCGAGCTGGTTTCGCATACCTCCGCTGACCAATTAGCCTGTGCGCCCTGTTCACGCTCTGAGGCAAATCCAGAGGCTTTGAAGAGGCCGTTGGCTTGGTCACCTGCGCTTAGGTAAATTCGGGCTTCAAAAAGCCATTTGCCGTCTATGCCGGGTATGTGGCAGATTGTCTCAATTCGAGCATCCTCGTATTTTGCGTGCAACTCTGCGAGTCGCTCTTCCACCATTGCATAATCATTTGGGTTGAACTTCATTTTCTTCTTCCTCTCTCGCTACTTTCCAAGCATCTTCGCCCACCAACCTGAAGGGCTGCTCTATCTCTGCAATGAACAGATGCACGATTTGTCCTCCTGCAACCATCCACCCAGAAACCTCTCCGTCAACTATTGTCCTGCCTTTGATGAGAATTACAAAATCCCCAACGCTTAGCTCTAAATCAATCACTTCTTCACCACCAGATAAGGCACACCATCTCTGCGTGCTTGGCGTGAGGCAACTCGGAAAGTGCCTTCGCCGTCAACTGTCATGACCGCATGCTTCGCCCGACCCATCGCATCCAGAGTGATTGACTTAGCTTTATTTAGTTCTGACATGGCTTCGTCCGCGTGTCGCTGTGCTGACCAAAGTGCAAGCCCAAGCTCACCAATCTCAACTTCGCTGTCTTCTATCTCGGCGTGTTGGCGGCGTACTGTCTCGTAGGTAGATTGCGAGCCATCCCAGTCGGGCTTTGTGTCGCTGTGAATAAAGTCCATGAATCGCTTGCCTGCGGTTCTATGCACATTTGCCTCAAACTCGTTCAGTTCTACCAAGTGTTCTTCCCACTGATAACCAGCGATGCCGACAACGATGCCTTTTGTCCAACCGAATACTTGCATGTACCACTGCACCTGTGCTTTGTAGCCGGGAGGCAGCTCCGTCCAAGGATTGCGACCTGTCTTTATCTCGATGATTCCCCACTCGCCTGTCTCGCGGTGTTTGTAGATTGCATCTGGGTTTGCGTGCATCCAGCCATGTTCTTTGTTTCTCCATGTACCTGTAACCCAAATCTCTAGCTCGGGGTGCTTCGCGGCAAAACGCTCAAGTATTGGTGTCTCCATAGACCTGCCAATAAAAACAGCTATGTTATCTTCGCTGACCGAATCTTCGATAAGCCCCCTCTTCTTGTGCCAAAGGGTGTAGGCGCTCTCGTATGGGTTCAGCCCCAATACAGTGCCTATCTCAGAGCCTCCAACGCCCTGTAGTCGTAGTTGATGCCAGTCTGGGGTTCCCGGCTCAAAGTCACCAATGAACTCAGCGTTCCCCAGCTCTTCTGCAATGTATTTATGCAATTTGCTCCTTTCCTGAGAAGTCTGTAGAGTAACAGCATGCTCGGACAAAATAAAGCAGCAAGTCGCTTGTATATCAAATTGTTATCTGAAATCCGAGCCAACGGCGGCGTAGAGTGTGAGCAAGTGCCACACATATTCTTCCCCGATGACAGCCTTGGTTTAGGCGAGATGTTCCATCGTGAAAAGAAGCTGGCGCTAGAGATTTGCTCGCGTTGTCCGGTTAAGTACACATGCGCTGAGTACGCGCTAACGGCGCGTGAGCCTTATGGTATTTGGGGCGGCACTTCACCCAGTGACCGCTAGTTAGCTAGGTCTGGGTCGTTGTCAGCGGCCTCGGAGAACTCGCCGAAAATCTCATCCATGTCTGCATCAGACACTTCACCATCTTGCACATAGGCGCGACTAATCTCCTCAGTGACCTCCATGAAGCCAATGAAAGCTGCCATAGCAGCGGCCTGCCAAATTTCAACACCCATGACGAAACCGCCACCTAGAGTGCCTGAAACCTTTAGGACAATGTAGGCGATTGTTCTTTTAGTGATTGCTTTGATGTTCAATTTAGTTCCTTCTTACAATGTGGGCATGCGTAAATTATTTTGACCGAATCCTGCTTCGGCTCCACCACCGCTTTAGTTTTCGTGTTCGTTTGTTTCTTCTCAGGAGTTTGGGTCGCAAGCCATTTGACATAATCCTCCTTGTCAGCAGTCACCCCGAATACACCGCGTTCTTTGTCGGAAAGCGTGAGGTGCAAATGCACACCACTACTGGCCGAGCCTGTGTTTCCACAGATGCCTATGGTTTGCCCTTCAGCCACCTTTTGACCAGCGGTAAGACTAATAGCGACAGAAGAATCGTGACCGCCGCGACAATTGATTCCGCACTTATTGCAGCTGAGGTGACAGTAGCCGACATACTTGGCCTTTCGCTTTTTGACATCCCAAATGGTTTGTACTAGAACCCAGCCCAATACATTTGACCACTTGACAAACTGAACAGTGCCTTTGGCTACAGCAGGAATTGCAGTCTTGCCCCTGTTAGAACCCTTTGGTGCAAAGTCTGTACCTGAGTGCGGTTGTAGGCCATGCTTCTTGCGGTAGGCAGACATAGTGCCATAGTGACCCGTAATGGTAGATTCTGGGAATGGCAGCCTAGCCATTTACGACCTGCGCTAAGAATGTAACAACAGCACCGACATCACCAGCGGCCCCGGCAACCACCCAGATTTTGCGTTCTACGGCACGCAGTCTCATCTCGTGGTCTTTGATGTTGCGCTCTACCCAATCAACATGAGTAGGTATTTTTTCGTTGAGTCGCTCAACCTGCTTGATTAGTTCGATTGCCCAGTTCGGGATGTCATCGTTGTTCACTACACGCGCTCCAATGGTTCAAAGTGGTGTAGGTTACGAACTATTTTACAGGACGAGCGTATCGGCTTCTTCAGCCGTCAGAGGCTCTCCGGCAATCAGCTTTGCCTTTGCAGAGTCCTTGAGTGCCTGTAGGTCAGCAGCAGCCTGCTCCTCGGCTAGTCTCTGAGCCTCGGCCTCTTGTGCCATCTGCTCACGCTCTGCGATTTCAGCAGCCGTTAGCTCTACAACTGTGCGCTCACCTGTTGAGCAGTCCACAATCAGCTTGGTTGGTTTCGTTGCCATAATTATCTCCTGTATTTATTTTAGCTTACTGTTGTTGTTCCGTCATTGCCAGCAGTCACGCCGTAAAGACTTGCTGAGCTGTATTGCACGAAGTTCCCTGAACCTGGGGTTAGAACCAAAGAGCTAATTGGACTTGAGGTGCTGTAAAGGGCTGCTGCCAGTTCTTGCCTTGCGCCCGTTGCGTTGTTTTCGTTAAGACCATCCACGCTCATAGATTTATTCTGCGAACCTGTGTAATTAGGGATGTAGACCGCAGAATTAGCGAAAGTATTGCTTGTTGCATCGCTTGGATTGACAGTAAAAAATACTGTTGTTTCCGAGTTAGAGCTAACACTACTGCCCGTCCCCCTAAGAGTTCTCATTGACTGGCTTGCTGTCGTGTTGTTTGGTTTTAGGTTCGCATAAGACCCACCAGAAGCCTCAGTTGCAGTTGTTCTCCCGCTTACAACTACATACAAATCGGTATAGGTCTGCGGTATCGAACTAAAAGTAATTGAAGCAGCCCCACCGCTTCCAACCTCTATACGCTCTATAAGTGTTTTCTTCATAATCTATAACCTGTTGCTTCCCCATAGGCTGAAGGTCGAACCGACTTGAAAGCTTCCAGAAGATGTGAAAATAGAAATAGCATTTACAGCGGAAGTGCTTGCCCATCTATTTACTGTGGCTTCGACTAGAGAACCATTATTAGAATTAGAGTAATCTGCCCTGCCCAGAACTGTCTTGTGTTTGTCGGTTGCTGAGTAATCCATAATCTGAGCCTTCAGCATTATTGGGTCACCTGCAACACTGGCACTATCTGAAATCCAGATTTGTGCAACACCTGAAGCAGAACCCGAAGCTGCTGTTGAACTGTAGCCTCGCATTTGAACAAAATAATAGTTCCCACCCGAATCCGAATTTAGCCTAAGAGCGACTACTGCGTTTGTACTTGTAGTTGCATCAACAACTAGCACTAAATCCCTGTAAGTCGCAGGTATAGAAGAAAAATCTACGGCTGAATCTGTTGCTGAAAGCGTAGTCGTAGCCAACGGAACCCAAGCTGTTGTCATTATTTCAGTCCTATCAAAGTGAAGCGTGAGCCAGAAATTAAATTCCCGTGAATGTCGGTGATTGTAATAGAGGTCAGTGCATCGGTGTTTGCCCAAGTTCCGCTAACAAGGGCAACTCGATTGTGACTTTGCGCCTGTCCTCCAAAAAATCTTGTTGTCGTGTATTTTGTCGTTTCAAACGGGTCAAGAATGTCGTAAACACAAGCTCCGAAAACATTGGTTGCTGCACTAGAGGCAGGGGTGGTGTGAATGTTTACGATTCCAGTGTTGTAACTGCCGTCATAGCTGTTTATGTAAGCCGAAAAAACAGAAGAACCAGTGCCTACTAATTCGTGGCTGAAGTAATTAGCTCCTGAGTCAGAATTAAAACGCAAGAACAGACGAGAATTGGTGTCTGCTCTGTCACTTCTTGCTGTTGTCCTAATCTGCAAGTGCTGATACCCTGCGGTTGCGTAATCACCGAGCGAGCTGAAAGTGACCGAAGCCTGTGAGCCTGTCAGCACCTCCTCAGCCAAGATGTCCTCGTCCGAGGGTGAGAACGCTTCGTTGCCTGCCAGCATAGAGCGATAGAAGATGTTGTTTTCTATCGTGCTGCGTGTAAAGGATTTGATTGCCATTAGCTCACCGCCGTTGTTCCGTCTGAGCCTGCTGTGATGCCGTATAAAGTTGCTGAGCTGTATTGAGCTATTGTTGCAGAGTTCAAGGAAATAGTAATAGAGCTAATGGCGGTAGTGTCATTCCACAACCCTGCAATAATGTCTTGATAAGCAGCGGTCTGATTCGCCTCTGTCACATTATCCACCGACCAAGATTTAGCATTGGAGCTTGCGAAATTGGGGATGTAAACCTGCCCATTACCGAAAGTGTTTGATGTAGTCCCTTGAAAAGCACCTATGTATCTAGCAATACCAGCTCCACTAGAAGCACTGCTTCCATTACCCTCTAGGTATCTGGCGGAAAAATTGCTAGTGCTGCCATTGAATGAGATGTAAATTCCTTCAACATTTGTATTAGTTGGTCTTAGGCTATAAACCAAAAGTAAATCTGTGTAAGTCCCGCCAGTAGGTATAGAGCTAAATGTCATCGAAGCAGCCCCACCTGACCCAACCTCAATGTGTTCAATCAAAGTCATACTCATTTAGGCCTCGATTCCGTAAAGCGACAGAGTAGTCCCAGATGTAAACGCTGAAACATCATTTACAACGCTAACTGTATGAATTGCATTATTACTTGCCCAGCGTGTTGCGGTTGCAGAAACCCTATTTGCCGAGTTGTTAGACCTTGACAGCAAAGTCTTATTTTTATCCGTTGCACTATAATCTTGAATCTGCGTTATTAAAGTGTTTGGGGTAGACCAGAAAACACCAACTCTTGCTTCATCTTGAGAGCTTCCCGAGGCAGAATCAGTGCTGCTTCCGTTACCCAGCATCAAAACATATGAGTAATTTGTGCCTGTATCGGAGTTAAATCGCAAACCTACTAGCGAAGTTCCACTTGAAGCACCATTTATTACCAATACTAAATCTCGGTAGGTTGCAGGTA